GGGCGTCGGCAGGCGGAGAAGCGGCGCGAGCTGGAGCAGGTGGTCCGGAGGTGCGATGGCGGAGGAGCAGCGGTGTCCCCGGTGCGGGGCGCACCCGATAGTCGTGATGCAGCCGAAGGTGGGGCTGTGGTGGTGCCTGAGCTGCCAGTGGAGAGGGAGGCCGTGATGGGGCTGCCAAAGGAGTGGGGCCTGCCCTACGGTGGAATACCCTGCCCGATGTGCGGAAGGTGGAATCGCATCACCACACACACCGAGTCTGCGCAGACGGACGGCAAAATCCGTGTTGAGACCTTCTACCACGGCTGCAACCACACGGACGTGTTTTTCTACGAGGTCACGTGGGCGCTGAACCCGGATACAGGTGGCTCCTGGACGGATTTGCACGTGGAGGTGAAGGTGAGGAGGTAAAACCGGCTGTTTTGGTAAAATCGGGTATTATGTCAAAGTGGAGGAACCTCATGACCGGCAAAGAGTTCAAAAAGCTCCATCTCAAGCCATGGTCCCACGATAAGGCCTACGTGGTAGCGGAATCGCACAACGGGGCCCGCTGGGACGTCGCGGACGACGAGGAGACCCCGGACGAGGCCCCAAACTTCTTTTTCCGATTTGACGTCCGCGAATCGCCGGCCACCTAGCCATGCGACCTGCGCTCGTCGTACTGATTGTGTCTATAGCCTGCATGGGGATCCTGAGCATGTATTGGGGGTTCAATGAGGTGGCGACGGCGGCTGTAGCCGGACTCGCAGCCGGCCTTGGCAAATTGACGGAACAGGGCCACTAGAGAGAACAGGACAATGAGTAAACGCGGGCCACGTGGCCGGTTTGTGAGCGAGTTCCAGTGGAAGAACCCCTCTCACTGGCTCCATATCCTGTATCTCCTCCTTAAGGCGCACTACGAGCTCCAGGCCGCCGAGGAGCGGGAGGCTGCGGCCACGATGAAGGACGCCGGTCGCTAATGGACTTCAAGGGCTCGATGGTAGATGCGCTCAAGTTCCGGGACTGCAAGGACGTGGTGTGGGACGGACGAGCGGACATCTGGCGCTTCTGCTGCGGGATCCTGGTCGAACCGAAGGGGGGTATCATCCCGGTCGGTCAGGCAAGAAACATTCTCCGGATGGCCCACATGCAACACCACCTGCTCGGCCATCAGGCCCCCGAAACTGAATACACGCTCACTATATGGACCCGTGAGGGCCAGGTGACCGACCTCTTCTGTGACAGCTGCACGCTCCCGGAGTACCCGGTCCAGGTCGCCGCCGGCCAGGTGTTTGACCTCCACCAAGACAACGGGGAGGCCTGGACATGAGGGAGACCTTCTGGCTGGAGGACGCGACCATCCTGGACCGACTGGGCCAGCTCCCCTCCATGGACCACAAGAACAACGCCTGGCGGATCTACTGCCTGTTGAAGGGGGGCGTCGTCACCGCCTGCGCCCAATGCGCCTTCATGGACCGCACCGACCTTGTCTTGGCGGCCCAGGCGCCCTACCTTGTGCGGGTGCTGGACACCCGGGCAGTCAAAGCGGGTTTCCGCGCCATCCCCAAGTATGAGGAGCACCACGGCCTCTATTCCTTCCCTGGGAAGCCGGCCCAGCGAGTCCTCGTGACGGAGGATGAGGGCGACCACCTCCACGAGCCCCTGAACTGGCACCAGATGGCGACAGGGACGGAGCTCCCCATGATCAAGAAGCAGGTGGAGTGGCTGGCGGAGGACATTCAGGGCCAGCGACACTTCTGGTGCAGCCGGGACTGCCGGCACGCCTGGTTGAGCGTCAGAATCGCCCAGCTGGGGAGCAAAGACCCCAATTACAAGGTGCGGAGGGTCGGATTCACCGAAAACGGCCCCGAATACAATCTCACGTCCAAGCGGGGCGTGTTCGTGAATCTAGCGAAGGCGTAAACGAAGGAGGGAGACCATGACCACAGGGATAGCGCCACGGATAGAGTTTTCTGAGGACCTGGCGCGAGTCATGTCGGAGGACGACCCGGGCGGGCTTCGGAGCACCGTCCCAGGGATCCCCGTGGAGGTCGCTACCGGCTCCACCGCCTGCGGCGGCACGGTCTGGACCAAAAACGCCGGCCCCGCGACGACCCGGCGCAACATGCGAAACTTCACCCTCATCCACGCGGCCCTCGATATGATGGCCTACCGGACTAGGGAGATGGAGCAGCAACGGAGCACCTGGGCCCAGCGGCCCAGGGCTGTGATTGCTCAGGGGACGCTCCGCTCCCAGCAAGCCAAGTACGATGAGATCTCCACTGAGCTCCTGAATCTCTCCGCCGGAGAGATGAACCGTGGGGAAGGTCTCTCCACGAAGCTGACCCTACTGGCGAGCGACATGGAGGAGCAGCGGTCGATCATCGAGAACCGCCAGGACTTTCGCCTGTGGTCAAGCCTTGAGACGAACATGATCCTCTCGTCGGGGCTCAGCACGTCCCGAGAACGCTTCAACGAGGGCTTTTGGGACGGCAAGTGGCGCTTCGTCCACTGGAACGGAGTGCGCTTCGAGCCGCGGGCAAACGTCCCTGGCTGGGGGGACCTGGCCCTGGGGGACGTCTATCTGGTGGCCGTCCAGGAGACTGTCACTGGGAAGTCTCGGAAGATCCGGGTAGACGCGCTCGTCTGGAAGGAGCGCCTGGGAGACTGGACCAAGGGGCTCAACCCCCACACCGGCGACTCCCTGGAGGTCGCGAAGGTCCAACCGATCATCGAGGAGGAGGTGGTGGCGGCCCCGGCCGCGCCGTCAGGCTTCTCCGCACCGACTGACGCGGCCAAGGCCCCGCCCGAGCCATCCGGGGTCATCATTAAGCGGCTCAACGAGGTCGCCAGGGAGGATGCAGACGAACCGCCTGCATCGCCTGAACCGCCTGATTCAAACGCGGCAAAGAGTCTGTTGAGGCCGCCGATGGAGATCTGCGGCTGTGGCCAGGAGGTCCAGGTACTCGGCAACCCAACCCATGAGAAGGGCAAGCGCCACACGAGGTGGGCGGCCAAACAGGAGTAGGATGCACCTTTTAGATCTACGGGGTCCGTCAGACGCCGCCAAGTTCTTTGACGAGTGCGCGGCGGACCGCCGACACTTCATAGAGGAGTGCTTCAAGGTCCAGCACCGCGAGGCGACTGGGATGGTCCCCTTGCTGATGAATCGCGTGCAGGATGATTACTGGAGCTACCTGGAAGAGCCATGGGTGCGGATCCTCAAGGCCCGGCAGATTACCATGTCCACGATCATCCAGGCGGACTTCGTCTCCGAGGCGATGTGGACGCCGGGCCTGAACGTCCTCGTACTGGTCCAGAAGCCCGAGGACAAGGCCAAGAAGCCCCACATGGACCGCATCAACAACTTCTACCACTCCACCCCAAAATGGCTGCGCCCCACTCTCCATAACGAGAACGAGTCCACGATGGTCTTTCGCTTCCAGGATAAAAAGACTGGGGCTAGGCAGTTCTCCCACATCTACCTGGCCTCTGCGGGCTCTCTTGAGATTGGTCGTGGCGAGACCATCCACCGCGTTCACCGCACGGAGTTGGGTTCCTGGAACGAGGAGGAACTGGAAGCCACCTCAGAGATGATGCTGGGGCTGCCGAAGAACGCCCGGGTCCGCGACGAAGGGACGCCCCGGAAGGTCCGCGGCCCCCTCTACGAGCTCTGGCAGCGTGCGAAGCTGGAGCAAGGCGTCAAACCGGTGCTCTACCCCTGGTGGTGGTGCGAAGACTATGTGCTGGATGGGCCACCCATCGAACACCTCACTGAGCATGAGGCCATGCTGATGCTCAAGGAAGGCCTTGTGGAGGGTCAGATCCGGTGGCGTCGCTGGGCCATCGCTAGGGCCTCCGCATCCTGGGGGCCGGAGGAGGCCGAGCTCCGTTTCCTCCAGGAGTACCTGGAGAACGACGTCTCCTGCTTCCTCCTGGCCGGGTTGCCGGTCTATGACACGACCTACCTCCAGCAGCTCCTTGCAGAGGCGAAGCCGGCGGTCAAAAGCGAGTGGAACGGCAACCTCCAGATCTGGCTGCCGCCTCGGGACGGCGAGACCTACGTGATTGGCGCAGACCCGTCCCAGGGCCTCTCAGGGGGCCACCCTGCGGCCGCCACGGTGCGGAACGCCAGGACCTGGCAGCATTGTGGCCGGCTGTTGGGCCGGATGCCCTCCGAGGTGTTAGCTGGCCGCCTGGCGGAGCTGGGGGACTGGTATAATTCAGCCTTGATCGGGGTGGAGCGCAACAACCACGGCCACACGGTGCTCCTGGAGCTCGATCACCTGGACTACCCGTTTATCTACCGGCACTACAAGGTCCGTGGAGGCGACGACGCGCTGGGGTTCCCGGTCTCGAACCACCACGTCAAGGCGGACCTCATTGATAGCCTGGGGCAGATCATCAGGACCAAGTTCTTCCACACCTGGGACCAGGAGCTCATCGGGCAGCTCCTCCAGGTGCAGGAGACCCCTAGGGCATCCGCATCAGGCTCGGACACCGAGGGGCTCTACAATACCTCCCTCCTCGACCTGGTATCGGCGGAGCTGATCGCCCTGGCCTGCAAGAACCAGGCGGTCACGAGATCCCGGGACCGGGCGCCAACGGAGCACTACGGGATGAGGAAACACCTTGCTACGAGGTAAGAGATGGCGAAACACACTCCGTTAGAAATCTCTGTCCAAAACCGCCGGCTCATCTGGAGCAAGCGCAACGCCGCCATCGCTGACGCCTACCGCATGCGCGAGATGGTGGACGAGCTCAAGATCCCGGGCTATGAGAGCCTGGTAATATCCGACGTCCGGGCAGGCTTCAACCTGGCGAAGCACGTCCTCTCGCGGAACCCGCCCCGCCACAGGATCCCCATGGGCCGGCCCCTCACGCCGTCCAACGGAAACGAGATTGAGGGTGAAGAGGCCATCAGCCATACCGAGCGGGGCCTCATGGGTATGTGGCGGTTCAACGACGACCTTCTCTTCAATCAGGGCCGTGATTGGTGGGCACGGATCACCGCCGACAACATGCTGGGCACCGGATGGTGGGCCGACTGGGTGGAGGTCTGGAAGGATCCCGCGGGCCAGCCGTGGTTCATCGCGGAGCCTCTCGACCCGGCCGACGTCTTTCCAGAGTGGGGCGGAATCCGCGACGGGCTCGTTGCCTGCGACCGGCTCATCCGTCTGAGGGCCGACCAGGTTCGGGACAGGGCGGAGCAGTTCGGGTGGAATCTACCTGCCTGGGTGAAGCGTCAGAAGGGTGACGAGATGCTCATTCTGACCGACCACTGGGAGGCGAAGTACAACCGGCTTGACCCTGAGAATCCTGAGATCCTAAACGCCGTTATCCTGAGTGCCGAGGGCAAGGACTTCTCGACCATCAAGGAGCTGGACAAGTCCACGGACTATGTCCGGATCCCCATCTTCACCGGGCCGGTCGGCGGGATGGAGACCTCCAGCGCCTACTACAAGGATCCCCAGACCGTCATGGCCCGGCGCGGCCAGAGTATGCTGGTGACCCCCGCCCAGGTCTACGCGGCCCTCAACCGGGTGTGGACCTACACCCTCCAGGATCTTCGGGAGTCCATCCAGCGCACCCTTCTCCACCGCAGCGAGGGCGCGCAGGGCGGGATCACAGAAGAAGACCTTGGCGGCATCATCAACCTGGAAGTCACGGAGGACCTCAAGGAGCTGGCCCGCCAAATGTTCACTCAGAGCTTTGGCGAGGCTCTGGAAAAGCTCGGGAGTATGTTGCAGCGGGCGATGTTCCCCTGGACTCAGTTCGGGCAGACGCCCTTCGAACTCTCGGGGGTTGCCATCGAGCGACTCAACGAGGCTGCCCGGTCCGTCGTAGGCCCATCGGAGATCGGCA